TTTTTTGTTAAATAAAACTGTGCTTTCTCTGGTGTAATAAATTCAAGAGAATATTCTAAGCCCTCATAAATAGTTGAAAGGGCATCTTGGACTTGGGAGGTCATGCTTCTTCCTTACAATGGTTAACAAGAGCATCTTTAAGCTGTCTGTTAAACTCAGCGTTTTGCTCTGGGGTTGCCATTTTTGGCTTTTTTTGTGAATCTTCGTAGTCACGAACCATCTCAAAATCTTTTTGATTCTGTTTAATTCTTGCAAAAATAATATTGCCAAGTTTTTTTAGCATTGTGTCATGTTCAATACCTAAAGTATTAATGGAAAGTTCAAAAGAATTTAAAAACTGATGACCTCTAATTGTATATTCATCAACGCTATTTCGATTTGATTTAAAAAATAAATGAACTTTATCGTTCAAAATATCGTTGTCAAAGTAAAATTCATCATTATCTTCAAGATGATGGCTTGTTTTGTTTTGCATGGAAAGTTTCATAAAACCTCGTAAATGTTATTGCCTTTATAGTTTATCATTAAAATGTCATCACTTTGTATATGTTCTCGAATCGTAACAATGTTACTTTTTCTTTTTAGTTAATTTAGTAACAACTTGTTTAACTATTGGCCGTACAAGCTGAAGTACAAATGGTGCAGAAGCACCAACCAAAGCAAGGCTAAAAACCCCAACAAACTGTGGAGCAGACGGAATGTATTGATCTTTCCATTCAACTGCTTCATAAAGAGTTATACATTCTCTTCCATCTTGCCCTCTTTCATGCCCGATAACACGTTCTAGCTTTTTATCGTTACGAAAATCTCCTACTCTTTGATCGTTTTTATCAGGACAGGGAGGAAAATCTGGTGGGGGTGGTTGAGGTAAGTCAGGAATTTTTGGCTGCTCTGTTTCTGGTAAGGGCGGTGGCTCATTATCGACAGGTGTTTCTTCTGTAATGACAAGATTCTCAGGTGTATAGTCAAGAGGTACAAAGCTAGGAAACGGAAAATCACACGTTGTAAATACACCATTTGGATCTTCTAATAAT